TACGGCAGAGAGTAAAAAAGACCCCCGCGCTGGGCGGGGGTGCAAGGTTGAAGGAGTTCAACCACCAAGAGGAGTGCCATAGGCACCGACAGCGAGGAGGCACTGTCAGGTCGAAGTGTACTACCCAATTCTCCAAATACGCAAGCCACGGAACCCGTCCTCCACTACTAACTTTACTTTGACCTCAAATCCCAGTCTGTCCATAGTGTTTTTTACAACGGCTCGGGCTTCCTCTACATCTAGGCAGGGCACAAAGAAGGATCTGCCTACCCTAAACTTAGTCCAATCGACCTCGTAGTTAACCCCATTAACCTGCATCTTTCGGTGTTTCCTCCGCCGGAGCCTCCTCCTGAACCTCTTCCTGAGCCGCATCAGGGTCGTCTAAACCGTGCTGAGCGGCGGCGATAAAGACGTCTGGGTCAAGGAAATCACCCCTAGAGCAGTCAAAGACGTACACATCTACGGGCGGTACAGCGCTTAATTTAGTGCCCTTGGACATCCGTTTCTTCGTAGCGCCCCCATAGACACCCTCGGCGGTCAAAGAAGTCAGGACATCCTTTAGCGTGATCCGGTGCTCGGTACAGTATTTCCGCAGTGCGGTAGCCGTAATAAACAACTTCATGGTGTCCGGCTCCATGCGAATCATCAATTCCCCGCGTGGCTCTAGAATCGGCAACATCTCTACCCCGGTTCGCTTGTCAACCTCACCATTAATAACCAGCGTATTGTTGCGGTGCATATTCCAAAACTCGCCGATGACGCTGGCTTGGCTCGTCAGGGGTGGCTTAATCTCCTCTTTCATTTCCCCAAAATGGGTGAGCATCCACTTGAACACTCTGCCAACATCAATATCAAAAAGCCCCAAACGCCTAGCAAATAAAGCCCCAGCAATATTGCAAGCAGCAACACCTGACCAAAAACGTTCACGGTTTGTGAATCCAACCTTTTTATCGATGATCTTTTGAATTTGACGAACTTCTTCAAGCCGTTCTTCCAAGTTAGAAACCAAGTCGCGCAGGTATATACGCCCCGCGTGACCATAGTTTGTATACAACTTAGGATAAATTTCATCCGCTTCTTCCTTGCTCAGCAACTTAACTGACGGGATTTCATACTCGATAACCCGCATTAACTCTCCGTCTGCCGACTTAGTCAAGGACTTCAGCTTGTCTACCACCGATGCGTTTGACGAGCACAGGAGGATAGTCTCCCAACGGGCAAAGTTTTTACGCTCTTCATTGGCACTAGACTTCATTCGGCCACGGCCTCGGCCTTGAGAAACAGCGTATGCCCAGTCGGAGAAGTCGTCTGGAGTCATCTTGGTAATCTCGTCACAGCCTAACCCGAGGTTGTTCATAACCCCAAGTCGGTGCAGCCTGACGTTCATAGTATCCCTCTGAATCAGCATCAATTCCTCGGGGTGGCCGTACACACTATGCATAGCCTTCAGCGTCGTAGTCTTACCTGTACCGGACTCGTTGTTGATTAGGTTTATGATGGCTCCCTTGAGGTTCAGCAGTTTCATAAGGGGGGCACCAAAAGCCGTAAAGAAGCCAAATGCCATAGGCTCAAAGCCGGGGTTGTTGTAAACATTAATAACAGACTGCCATTCTTCTAGCGTGCCTTGTGGCTCAAACCACGGCGCTAATTCTTTAGTGTAACTAGACGGTGGGCTATACCTGTCGGCGTCGGCGCAAATTTCTGTGTCGCCTACTACAAAAGATTTATATTTATCTGTCCAACCAAACTGCGTTCTCATAATTTCTGCCTCGTGTTTGAACTGCAACTCCTTAGTAAACCGCACAACATAGAACATAATCGCTTCCATCTGCTTAGTCATGGCAACGATTCCTTGATAAGCAAGTTTGTCCCGCAGTTTCTCTTTTGCAAGTAAGTCCATAGCTGCCAATGCAAATTCTTTGACTCCATCTTTTGGTGTGTGCAGCCTCATCCAAACCATTTCGCCGTACTCGGGGTCACGCATACGCTTTACTACATACAGGTCATGCTCATAAATTAGGTCTGGCTCTTCGCCATCTTCGGCGGGGCGGGAATAAACTCCGCCGTTCTTACCTCTAAAGAATGGAAACGGGTACTCAGGAATAGTGTATGTAACCGGCATAAACGCAGCCGGTGGGGTAACTTGGACAACATTATCTTCCGGTGCGGCTTCAGCAATCTCAGCACCCAGCACAATAGGCGATTTAATCTGACCCCAATGCGGGCACTTGTCGCAGATGTTGGGGTTGTTCTTATTAAATACTTCGCAGGTATAGGGGCCTTTAATTAACTTAACTTTGTTTTCGGTTTCTTGCTCAGAGTAGTTTGGGTGTCCTTTAGATATCTCATGTACGGCTGTATCACTATCTACACAGTATGCTGCAATTGATAACGCGCCACGCCAAAGCGGCTCTTCCAAACTTTCTTGGTTATCCATCGCATACTTTATCTGAGCACACCCCTCGCTGTTCTGAGTTTTTAGCCAAATGGTTTGGAACCGAGATTGCCGGTTACCCATCAAGGCTTTGGTTAGTTCATTTAAATTGCTAGTAGCATAGTCAGGCGCCTCTCCGTCTGTGTCGGACACACCCAATAAAGTTTTAAACGACTCAAAGTCTACTGGTTGAGAGAGGTGCTGTAGTTGGACTTGCGCAGGGGGGTCAGGTTTATAGTTTAAAGTCTCCGGTATTCTTAAGATAGATGCTGCATCTGATGTACGAGCAGGGTCGGCTTCGAGGTTGTAATCGACGCAAAGTTTCTTTAGTTTCTCTGCTACACGCTTCCAATCAAGCCGAGGCACAGCCGATATCAAAGGCCAGTAGACATGAAGCCCCCGCCCTGAATTAACAATAGTCGGCTTAGGAAGCCCTAATGCTTTGCAAAAGTTGAGCAGGGCTAAAGCCCCATCAGCCTGATCTGCATAAGGTTTTCCTTCTCCGCAATCGATATCAAGCCAAAACGACTTAATATTTTTTACGTTATCCGCTGTTCGTGTGGAAGGCTTTTCGTACTTCGAGCAGGCAAAATAAACATCATAGTGCTTGCTTAAAAGGGATTGTATTTCTTGGTCTGCTTCTACCAGCGTCTGTACAAAGACCTGTTTGGGCAGTCCTTTTTTCTTCAAGCCGACAATGCAGTACCACCCCTCTGTGGATAGCACCGCCGACAATAGGTCTGTTGTAGCCATTCCTAATCCAAGTGGACTTTAGTTTTAAGTTTCGCAATGACTTCCTCAATCTTCTCAATCTGTTTTTTGCGAGGCATTTCTTGACCCTTAAACCACTTGTATACGGTCATACGGCTTACGCCGAAGAACTGTGCTGCGTCCGAGACTGGGATATCTTGAGCAATACACAACCTCCCCAGCATGACACCGGGGTGGGTTGCGATTGCGCGTTTGTTAGTTTCTATTAGCCGAAACGAGTAGCCGCGTGTTTCTGCCATGCTTACTCATCGTCGGTAGACCACTCATTGAGGACATCAGCAAATTCTTTCTTGGCTGCTGGCTCAACATTTTTCTTAGCCGTTTTCTTGGTCGGCTCGGCTATTTCGTCAGCAACATCTACCCGCTTTGCCGATACCGATATGGTCTTTGACTCCGGCCCATCAGTTTGCGTTGGGGTTTGTACGACTGCAGACTTAGCAGCGGGGCTATTGCCTTTCTCCTTAGCAACTGACCACTCTTCACGCTCCAAGAACCTAACCGGCTTAAAGGTCAGTTTGGGGGTTGCGCTGTCCGAGTCAAACTTCATCTCGGTGACTAGGGTATTGATGTTCTTGCCTTGCGACCCTACATACTTAGCGTACTGCTGAAAAGGCATCTTATCCAAATCGCCACGACCAAAGATTGAAGTAGAGGGCAGCGTTAGTTGGAATACGTCTCCACCTATGTCGCTCTCAAGAACCACAGCAAGCCTTTGTTGGAACCGGCAAGCACGGGAGTCGCCCGAACCAGACCCTTTAATGTTTTGGGGGCACCCATCACAGGTCTTGTTTTGTGCAGACTCGATGCTCGAGTCAGGCGTAATACCGTCGTTTGACCAGCAGTCAGGCGCAACCGACTCTCCAGCAACATAAGCACCGGAGTAAAACTGTCGGGATACGTGCGGATTGCCGTTAACAATAACTACGTTCATTGCACGGTTTTCGTTCTTAGCAATCTCTTCACCGCTAACCATCATGCGGAATACACCGCCACGAATAGAAATACGTTTTAGTGCTGTATTACCCGCTAAAGACTTAGTTAAGTCATCAAGTTCAACTTCCTTAAGGTAGTCGGGCAGATTTTGATTAAACAAAGCAACGTTGCTCATTATTTTCTCCTAATGGTGATTTCGTACTCTTGATCCACATTTAATCCCGGTGGATGCACATCGGGTCGATCCTCTAAAAACTCACGCATATTTGTTTGATGTATGCGCTTTTCCAACAACTCCATAGCACCATGTTCACGCATGAAGCCGTAGAAACTTTCCCAATCATTAGTCCAGTACCGATTCTTAATTGTTCGGTAGGCTGTGCCATTCTCGGTTTTGAAACTTGTGACGCCGGTTTCTTTAGATATCTTTAGCAACTCTTCTTTCAGAGTTCGCATCTGTTCATCAAGGGTCGCAATTTTACCATCGTACTCGCGTGTTAAATCTTCTTTAGCGTTACGAATTTTGATGTAAACGGCGACGATTTTATCTATGGCTTTATCCATATATGTCCTCTTGGTTGTTTTTTACTATTGTATCTAAAAACTGTACTTTGTCAAGTATCTAATTCTTTTTTGTACAAATCAATTATCTTAGTGTGGAAATCTAATTTGCTCTGCAGCATCGCATACAACTTTGTTTCTACAGGACTACCTTCGATATGCACCACAGTTACAGGATTCTTTTGTCCTTGCCTGTGCGCACGCGAGTTAGCCTGCAAGTATGTCTCAATAGATGTCACTGGGGCATACCATATAACAACGTTTGCAGCAGTTAATGTTACTCCATGTGCAGCGGCTTGTGGCTGTATTAATAAAACTTTGGGGTTAGGGTTTTCCTGAAAGCGCTTGAAGATGTCTGTGCGTTTATTGACGCTTACAGAGCCGTTAATAACCTCCGACTCTATCCCTTGTTTGGTGAGGTAATCTTTTAGTAGATTAATAGTGTGAGTAAAAGGTACGAAAATCAATACCTTATGTGAGGCTTCTTCAACTACTTCTTGAATTACCTTGAGACGGTTTGATACATCGAATTCAATTACGTTGCCGTTGTCGGTGTAGACCGCACCGCCTGAAATCTGTAGTAATTTAGTCAGGCTTGAGGCGGCGTTGACAGCCGATACCTCTTCTCCAGCAGCGGCAATAAGCATATCTTTCTTTAACTGCCGGTAGTATTTCTCTTGCTGCGGGGTCATGGGGACATACCGAGATGTGTAAAGCATTTCCGGCAAGTCAAGGCATTCTTCTTTCGTATACCGAATGGCTGGCTGCAACAGGTCATGCACGACTTCGTTTGCTTTCGGCTTTGGTATCCACTTAAACCTAGTCAATTGATACATAACAGTATCTCTAAACCCACCCAAGGTCATCGGCGCTCTTTCGGGTACGCACAATTTGACAAGCCCGTAAGCATCAAGCGGAGACTGTGCAGCAGGAGTGCCGGTCATCATCCATAGCCATGTGGTTGGTTGGATAATGTCTTTCATTATCTTGAAGCGCTGAGTGCGGGAACTCTTATAGGCGTTTGCCTCGTCAATAATGATTAGGTCAAACTTCCCATTCTTGATATCGTCTTTTACAACCTCTACCCCATCAAAATTAATAATGACGTAGTCTGCCCCGCCGTTGATGATTTCGGCTCTTTTCTGCTTGGCTCCATAAGCAACGTCTACGTGCCTGTGGATTGCAAACTTAAATAGGTCTGCTTGCCATGCGGATTGCATAATAGATAGGGGACAGATAACTAGCACTCGACGGATAATCTTTGCATCCATCAGGTAGTCAGAAGCCCATATGGCAGAGGCCGTTTTGCCAGTGCCCTGCTCGTTAAAGCAGAACGCCCGTTTGTGTAGGGTCAGAAACGATGCTGTGTCTTTTTGATGCTCCATTGGCTTATGCAGCCCCGGCCAATCGTAGTCACGCTGAATTGGGGACGGTACTTTTTTAATCCGTAACTTACGCAAAGCTTGGGCTTCAGACAGCCCCCAGTTGACGGCTACCTCACTAACTTCCCCCTCTTTTTGTACAACTTTGCTCTTCTTGATTGTTTCTGTAATACGGCTAGGAAACTTAGTCTTAACTAGCAGTATCCGGTCATTTATTATTTGCACGCTTCTTTTCCCGTGGGCTAACTTCTGAAATTAACTTCTGTTTGGAGTCACGATCAAACGAACGATTATTGGCTGCTGACGTAACTTTTAAACCGTCTTTATGTGAACCACCTTTAGACAGCGCCTTAACGTGGTGTACGTCTTTGCCATCCCCCTTGCTAACTTTGCCAGCCTTTTCCATGATTCGCCGTGCTCGGTTGCGCTCGGCACGTTTCTTTTTAACCATCTCGGTGCCATCATAGTTTTCGTATTCTTGCTTGTAGTTGCGGTCAGCTTTGTTTGCGTAGGGCATGGTAGTCTCCTAATAAGGTTTCCCAAATTGTGGATTATTTTTGATACCTAAGTCAAGGGACAGCCTCTCGTTCTCATCCTTGACCCTGTGGTATGCCTGTCTTAAATGCTCAACTTCTTTCTTTAGGCGTTCAATTTCGGCTTTGTATTCTTCGGGGGTCATTCTTTCACCTTATAAAATTTTTTAGAACCCATTCGTATTAAGTCCGCAATACCGTTCTCAACAAATCTGTTTAAGGTACGACCTACTTTGCCCTCGCTTGCAATCCATTCCCTTGCAATAGTCTTTGCCTGAACGGGAGTTTTTGGGTGAGAAAGTAGATACTTCCACACCTTCTCTTCAAAATTGGTCATCTCAATTGCCACTGTTTTTCTCCTGTAAATACATATCGACATCTGACATCAAACTATAAAGTTCTTGTAGTAACTCAGGGCTTGGGTCGGTTATGTTTTCACTAATTAATTGAATTACTTCGTTTACATTTAGTTCTTGCCATTCACGATTCTTCATGTGTTCTTCTCCTTTAGTTTGGTTTCTAATATATTTTCTTCATCCTCATCTAGTTTCTCAAGTTCTGCTTCGTAAGCCTTGGTTAGGTCTAATATGTTTTCTTTACGTCG